CTGCGTGAAGGCGTAGAAGGAGCCACCGGACTGGTTGATGACGTTCATCCAAACGCACTCGTCGGGGGAGATACCCGCCCGGCGAAGCTGTGCTTTGAAGTATCCCCAGAGGCCGTTGGTGAACGGGCCATGGCTCTCGTTTAGAGTGGGGTGATCCCCAAGTATTACGACAGTCATGGTGTCCCTCCGTAGACCGGTATGGCTTATGCAGAAAGTGTAGCAGCCATACGCTACCCTCGTGCCTTCACGCGCTTCCGATACGCCAGCGCGTTGGTGTAGATTTCCTCCAGCGCCTCGATACCGAGGACAAACTTCGGTTCCGACTCCTCCGCCGCAAGGATGGAGTTACCGCTTCCCATAGTCGGGTCGAGCATCACGGTGGACTCGTCCACGAACATTCGGAAGAAATGCTGGAGCATGGCGCGAGGCTTCTCACTCGCATGGACCTCCTTCGTCTTCGGATGGGCGAATAGGTTGGAGATGGGCTGGACGATCTTGCGGTCGCCGAGGGAACCGAACAGACAGACCTCATACACCTGACGTGGGCCACGCTGTGGGTTGGGCAGGATACCGGCGTTGTCGCTGCGGTGCCAGATCAGGGGGACCGGGTTCATCTTCCAGCCCATCGCCGTCAGCGCAAGCATCGTCTCTGCGACGATCTCGTGGCGGGCGGATAGCCAGAACATAAGGTGAGCCGACTCGCTCACCCGGTCGGGCATGATCTTGCTGAGGGCCTGGATGCAAAGCTGATACAACTCGGGGGTGTCTTCGTAGCCGCCGAGGATACCAGCCGCCCCGCCATTGTGCTTGTCGAAGTTGATACCGTAGGGGAAGTCGCAGTGAATGAAGTTGAATTTGGGGCCAGCCCAGGGGGTGGTTGCCCACTCGAGAAAGCTGGCGTGGAGGTAGGGGATGGGTGGCTGTGCCGGGGCGGAGAGGGGGAGCTCAGGGCTATCACCGCCCGACTTAATTGACATGGGGTTGAAGGAGGCGGGCTGGCCAAAGACTTCCTCAAATGCAGCGTCGGCGGCATCGGCGTCGTTGACCTCGGCCCGCTGTTCCTTCCGCATACAGATGTTGTGGGCGGCGGAGAAGGTGTCGGCGTTGCACACAAGGGGCTCGCCCCGCTCGAGGTAGTCCTCGACGAGGAGGCGTTGGCGGACGCTGGTGTTGGAGGTGGAGAGAAGTTCGGCGGTGTCGGAGGAGAGCCAGCTGTCGCTGGTGCGGCACTTGAGTTCGTGGATGCGGGCGACCGCGTGGGTCTCCTCGCGCCACGTCAGCGCCTTCCGCTTGACGTTCTCCTCCAGCTCGATCAGCTCGAGTTCTTCCTCGGGCAGTTCGTTTGTGAACTGGACAAGAATGTGGGTCAGGCCGAGGTACTCGTGGGCGCGAAGACGGCGTTCGCCCGCGACGAGAGTGCCCTCGGGGGACAGGATGATGGGGTGGAGGAGGCCGAGCTGTTTGACGGAGGAGGCGAGTTCCTCGATCCCGGCGAAGTCCTTCCGCTGCCGATCGGGGGCGACGGTGATGGAGGAGATGGGATAGGAGCGGAAGGAGCCGGAGAGCATTGGGGACCTCAGATGGGCTGGAGGGGGAAGACGGGGGATTACTCCCCCGCCCGTTTGTCGGGGACTGGTCAGACCAGTGGCGCCCAGTTCTTCACATCGCAGTACGTCTCGTCCCGGTCGGGAACGTGGCGGTGCGAGGCTTGCGCAACGAACTCAGCACCGACAGCTTTCGCCAGCAGCTCCTTGATCGTGCTGTCATCGTCGCCCTCGACCTGCAGCGTGTCCACGAGGAAACGGCGGAGGTTGTAGAGGGTCTGCTTGCGATCGTTGTCTTTGTCCGGCGCGTTCGGGAACATGAAGCGGATGGAGTTCAAGCCTTGGGCGAGATTGCCGAAGGTCTCCAGCGCCTCGGCGTCCACGTCCTCGGCTTCCTCATACACCATCTTGGGGACGCAGGGGATTTCGACCGTGGACCACTCGCCGGTCTTGGATACAGACTCCTTGTGCGGCTTGTTCACGGCCCAGACGTAGGTGCCGACCGGCATCAGCGCCGGTTTTTCAATGTCGGAGACCTTGGTGTTAAGAGCATCGAGAAAGTTCATGATGTTTTCCTGATTAGGAGGGTTGACGAAAGTTGCAACTTTTCACTCACTAGGCGTTGCGAAACCTAGGCTGCTGACGAAAAGGTGTCGGTCAGCAGCACTTTGAATATCGAGGCCATCCCGGTTTCAAGGGGATAGCGCGCCTCCATTGCGAAGGCGACAGGGTTCTTGAGATCGACGAGGTTGGTCGGGCGAGTGGCGATGGTGCGGGTTATCTTATCGCCTGTGCCCTTGGACTCCGCCATGATGAGGGTCGGGAAAACCTTGGCAATCTGTGGGCCGAGGGCTTTGCCGAGGGAGCTGGCGTACCCCTTCATCGTGCCATCGTCCCGCTCCACGATGTAGATGTGGGAGAGGACGAGAATGTGGCACTTGAAGTCGGGGGAGGTAAGGAGTTCCAGCAACGTCTTGAGGGAGTCCTGCCCGGCGGCGTACCACTGGCGGGGGTCTTTGGAGCTGGGGTTCATACCCTTCGCCCAATGGAAAGCGGCGCTACCAGCGCTGGTCATGGTGTCGAGAACGAAGATGGTTTTAGAGTCCCAGTCAGCGAGGGAGGTGCCGTCGTCCCATTTGTTCAGGTACTTGAGGGAATCGACCCAAGCCTTCGGTTGACCGGCGACTTCGAGGCCGGTGACCTGGGACGCGCGGAACTTGTCCCGGACGCTGATGATGTCGAGGCTCTCGAGCAGCTTGGGATCGATGTGCTGGCAGAGGCGGATGAGGCTGTCGGCGTTGTTGTCGAGGTCGAGCATACGGATATTGTAGCCGGCCTGGAGAAGGGAGATAAGGGAGCCGGTCTTGCCCGAGCCGGAGTCGCCGATGTAGAGGGCGCGGACTGGCTTGCCGGATAGGGTGATGTCAGATGCCTTGGTCATTGGGGGGACTCCACTTCTTCTATAACAACGTCGCTGTAGGCTGACCCGCTTATCTTCAAGGAAAAGAGGCCACCCTCCGGGCGCGCGAAGGTAAGCACGAAAGGTGAGTGAACAACCTTTTCGTCCCTGAAATTTACCTGGATAAGGATGCAGCCTAGTGCCTTTTCTAGCAGTTCGGTCTCGCCACTAAACATTATGGGAACTCCTTGAGTGAGTTGGTGAGGGCTTTGATGAGGTCGCAGGTTTGGCGGGCGAGCAGACGCTGATACTCCGATAGGGACTTGTCGTCCGCGATTGCCTGCATGTCGTTGAAGGCGCGGGAGCAGGAATAGAGGTAGGCGTTGCTGTTGAACTGGGGCTTGTCGTATAGCATTATTATCTCCTCGCAATCGGGTTATGAACAGCAAACTCACCGTGATGAAGCTCTGCACTTTCCTTGTACGCTTTGGTGGCTTCTGCTTCTGTAGCGAGGGCATTGGATTGAACTGCTTCATTGTAAGGCTCCTTAAATTACCGTCGTTGCAGAGGGTCCCATCTATCGCGACGGCGAAAGCTGCCCTGGAGAAGGTTGTCACGGATGCCGGGGACGGCGCTGCAGACGCGGCGAAACTCGCAGCCACCGTAGTTGCCGCAGGCCGTCCGGTTCATGGGGTAGAACTGCTCCTCGTGGCAGGCCTTGGCAACGCCGATGTAGTGGAGGACCTCGCCACGGAACTCCTCGAGCTGCCGCTCGGAACGGGTGATGGGCCGGCGACCGAAGGCGGTGAAGCCAACTGCGATGTAAGCGGCGTCTACCACAACTCCCTTGACCGGCATGTTGAAGATGATCTGCCCGGCCCAAGTGTAGCCGGTCATCTGGTAGTCGGGGGAGAAGCCATCGAAGTAACGCGGGGTGATCTGTGCGCCGGAGGTTTTCTGGTCCTGCACATAGATATCGTCAGCGTCCCCGTAGGTAACGAGGCGGTCGATGTGGCCGCAGTAAACGTAGGTCTCGTTGAGCTCGATGGAGAAGGAGTACTCGACGGCGGCGCGTCCGTCAGAGAGGATGACGGTCTTCATTGGGTCGTCGCGGAACTGCTCGAGATACCAGACGATCGAGCGGACGAGGGTGTCGCGGGTCTTGGAGGTGTGGAGCCAATCCTGCGGGGCGCCAGCTTCGCTATCCCAAGTGTTGGTGAGGACCTCTCGGACGACCGCGCGCAGGGCGTCGTTGTGCTCCATGCCAGCGGCGCGGTGCTTGTGGAAGTGCTCGAGGGCGGAGGCGTAGTGCCCGCCGAAGATGAGGTGGACGGAGCGGGTTTCCGATGTCCAGCCCTGCAGCATGGAGAGGTAGTATTTGCGGGGGCAGGTGACGAAGCTGGAAAGGGAGGTGCTATCCCAGGCGAACTGGAAGCCGTCGTCGTTGAAGGAGAGGAGAGAGGTCATGGCTCACAAATCCTTGAACAGGTCGTCGAGGCTTACGCCGTCGAGCGCTTTGCTCCGCGCCTCCTTGGCGTTCTGCGCCGCCGACTTTCGCGCAGGCGGCGTCCCAATCTTCTTGTCGTCGCTCAAGACAAAGCGGCTCCGCGAGTGGCGAAGGTCGGCGATGATGGCGTCGAGGTCTCGGTCGGAAAGGTTGAGGGGATCGCGAGCCATGAGCTCGGCGATTGGGGCTGTGTCGGTCATGGGGGCGGACTCCTAAAGGTTAATGTCTGGCGTCTCAATGGCTTGCTCTGGAACGTGGCGCGACTTGTCAACAAACTTGCTGACGATACGGCGCACCATTACGGAGGGGTGGAAGCGGGGGAACAACTCGGCGAGGGTTTCCATGTCCCCATCGCGCAGGTTGAGCGTGTGCTTCTTTAGCTCTTCAGTCTTGGGTCGTCCCATTCTTAGCTTCCTTCTTGGCAGTTTTCTTGATGATCCAGAGGCGGGACTCACTACCTACCGGAGG